GTGCTCTTATACGGTTCACTGGTTGAGGCGTACACCTACATGAAGGGTGAGACAGACATACTTGCCGTTTACGATGGCAAATACAAAGAAGCCCTTGCACAAGCTAAACGCCTCGGCGATGGTATGGAGCGTCAGGATGCGTATCGTTCTGGTCAGTACAGACAGGCGGTGACCTAAGATGGCCTTTACTGGAAACTTTTCCTGCAATACGTTGCGCACTGGGTTGATCAACGGGACGTTGAACTTTGCAACGGACACGTTTCGTTTGGCGCTGTACACAAACTCGGCCTCGTTAAACCAACTGACTACTGCGTACACCGTTGATGGCGAAACTTCTGGCGGCAATTATGCGGCTGGTGGGCTGGTAGTAGCGGCCACGGTTAGTACGGCTCTTAGCACAACTGGCAGTACGATCTACGTCAATTTCTCAAGCCCTACTTGGACTGGCGCAATTACTGCTCGTGGGGCTTTGATCTACAAAGCTGGCGCAAACGGCGCTGTCTGTGTTTTGGACTTCGGAAATAACGTAACGTCAACCGGCGCTTTCACCGTAACGATGCCTGCTAACACTAGCACGTCCGCACTCATTAGACTTGTATAGGAGAAAATATGGCACTGGTCACAACCACCAAAGGCGAAATGGACGAATCTCTTCTTGAGAAAAAAGAGGGTTTCGTTGATAATGACCATGAACACACAACTTGGGTTGAGTATTGGCTGGATGGTGAGTTGGTTCACCGCTCTGCTCATGTTGCGTTAAAGCAATCCGTAACACTAGCCGCCAAAGCGGCATCTTTTAACTAAGGAGCCTAACATGGCAAATACCCAAGCAATGACAACAAGTTTTATGGGCGAGTTGATGACCGCTACCCATAATTTTGGTGTAGCACCTATTCGAGCCGGGACAGGCGTTGATTCGTTCAAAGCGGCTTTGTACTTGGCATCAGCAACAATGAATGCCGCTTCCACTGTGTACACGGTAACAGGTGAAGTGTCGGGTACTGGTTACTCTGCGGGCGGTGTGGCAGTAACTATGGGAACCGTTCCAACGGCCACCAACAGTTCTGCAACAGCAGGTGTTGCATTCGTCACACCTTCGGCCAGCATTACATACACCACAGTGACCTTGGCTACAGCGTTTGACGCAGTGTTGATCTACAACTCAACACAGGCTGACAAGGCGGTGAGCGTTCATACCTTTGGTTCGCAAACAATCACTGCTGGTACGTTTACTTTGACGATGCCAACAAACAATACTACAAATGCTTTGATCCGCTTGGCTACAACCTAATAGGACTGGCGGGGTAACCCGCTAGAGTAGCCATGTTTGGAATATCCGCATTCGCTGAAGCACCGTTTGCCTCGCTTGCGGGGCAGACGATAGTTCTTCCTCTTACTGGCGTTCAGGCATCTGGCGCGGTAGGATCAGTCACGAGTGATCTGGCTTGTGTGCTTACGGGAGTAGAGGCGGCGGGTTCAGTTGGTACTGTTGTCGGAGACAACACTATTGCGCTAACTGGGATTGAGGCGCTGGGTGCGATAGGGGATGTCACAGAAACTAACAACCCAGACGAAACTGGGGTGTTGGCCAATGGCGATGTTGGGACTGTTACAGTGGAGCAGTTGATTGCTCTGACAGGTGTTGGAGCATTAGGCGCGGTGGGTAGTGTTGATTTTGCTTACACCGCCAGCTTGACGGGTGTTGAGGCTTCAGGCGCTGTTGGAACAATTATCCCCGGCAAAGAGTTCGGTCTTGACGGGCTACAAGCGTTGGGCGCAGTTGGTACTGTTGATTTCTCGCCTATCCCAGATGGTGTTTTAGCTTCTGGTGCAGTTGGTACGATTGGGATGGGCGAACGGCTTGTTGCTCTGACGGGTGTTCAAGCCGCTGGCGCGGTGGGAGATGTTACTGAGACCAACAGCCCAACTGAAGATGGTGTGGTGGCTACAGGCAGTGTGGGATCAGTTGGTTCCAGCAGGACCGTGGCAATATCTGGTGTATCGGCAAGAGGTCAAGTTGGCACAATGAATTATTTTTATTGGACAACAATTGATGACAGCGAGACGCCAAACTGGCAGAATGTTGAAATGACGGTGTAAGGAAATACTATGGCACTTGTATTAGCGGATCGTGTTAAAGAAACCACTACCACGGCTGGTACGGGGACTATCACGCTTGCGGGCGCGGCTACAGGTTTTCAATCGTTTGCTGTTATTGGTGACGGAAACACAACCTTTTATACGATTGCAAGCCAAACAGGGAATGAATGGGAAGTAGGTGTTGGTACGTATGCAACATCTGGTACAACGCTGGCGCGTACAACTGTTTTGTCCAATAGTTCGGCCACACAGCCATCGACTCTTTCATTCTCAGCCGGTACAAAAGATGTGTTTGTAACCTATCCAGCAGAATATGCTGTGGCTTCTACCAATGTGGGGACATCAGGTCAGTTGCTAACTTCCAATGGTACGGGTGTAGCTCCTACATACCAGACTTCTACTGCTGCCAGTAAAGCCTACGTACAGGCAATCGGCATCCTGAATGGCCTATAAGGATCAAAAATGGCAGTAACCAACTTCTCCCCTCTTCTTGGTCTTGCCCTTCCGACCACAGGTGACCTGCAAGGTACATGGGGCACAACGGTCAATGATTCCATCACGGGCCTGATTGATTCGGCAATTGCTGGTACGACTACGCTTTCGGCCAATACAGATGTAACTCTTTCCACGACCAACGGCGCGGCCAACCAAGCGCGTAATGCCATCATCTTGTGGACAGCCAGTAACGGCGTTACAACACGCAACATCACTGCCCCAGCCCAGAGCAAAGCCTATTTGGTCATTAATGCTGGCACTGGCTCTATTGTTATTCGCGGCTCTGGCCCAACGACTGGCGTAACGGTTGCTTCTGGTGTTCGCGCCTTGGTAGCTTGGAACGGTTCTGACTTTGTTAAGATTGTCAGTAACCCGGTGGTGTTGACATCGGACGTGTCTGGTATTCTTCCCGCCGTCAATGGTGGTACGGGACTGTCTAGCCCCGGCACTGCTGGCAACGTGCTAACTTCTACCGGAACAGGTTGGGCATCATCCACCTCATCTAGTGGCATTACCGCTGGTAAATCCATCGCATTTTCAATGATCTTCGGTTTCTAAGGAGCTATAAATGGCAAATCCCAACATAGTCGCTGTAACCGCCATTTATGGCAATACGTCTACAAATTTAATTTCATCCACAAACGACCCGTTTGCAACTGCACTGGTTAATAACACAGCCTCTAGCGGCAAGGTCTATAAGATCAACTCGATTGTTGTAGCCAACGTAGACGGCTCTTCTGCGGCAGATATTACGATCAAGATTTTTAGCCAAGACGATCTTGGTGGCACAGGAACAGCAATTGTTTCTACCATCTCTGTCCCCGCTGATGCATCTTTGATCGTGACTGATAAAACCACATCGTTCTACCTGCTGGAAGACAGGTCTATCGGGGCGACGGCAAGTGTGGCAAACGACCTTGTGGTGACCGTAAGTTGGGAAGAGATAAACGCATAAGAGGTGACCCATGTCGATGCGCTATCAAGCTGGTATTATTTTGCCGGGGTACAACCCCCTGCTGGTTCCTGACGCGCCTACGATTGGTACGGCTACGGCGGGGACTGCTTCCGCGTCTGTAACTTTTACCGCACCCGCTAATACAGGTGGCGGGGCTATCACTGGATTTACAGTTGTCTCAACGCCTGAGGGGGTAATTGGGACGGGCGCATCTTCGCCTATTACGGTAAGCGGCTTGACCAACGGAACGGCTTATACATTCAAGGTGTTTGCGACCAATGCTTATGGCCCCAGCCCCTTGAGCGCGGCGAGTAATTCTGCAACGCCTATCCCTGCTATTGGCGCTGCCTTTGGTGGCGGCTTCTTTGCAGGTCAGATTGGAACTTCAAGTGTTGCCACTCATAACCTTGTAATTGGCCCAGTGGCGTCTGCACAAGATGCAAGCATACAATATAAGACTTCAAACACTAGTACAGCAGGCACAAATTCAGATATTGACGGGCCGACCAATAGCTCAAATATGAATAATGCCAGCCATCCAGCGGCTCAATTCTGTGAAGGTTTAAGTATTGGTGGTTTTTCTGACTGGTACATGCCCGCTAAGAATGAGCTTGAGGTATGCTATTACAATCTAAAACCAACAACGACAAGTAACAACGGTGCTGCATCCTCGGGCGTCAACCCCAACGCTGTTCCAGCAAGAGCCAGTAATTACACGGCTGGAACACCAGCACAAACTTCAGCGGCAGCTTTTCAAACAGGCAACGCAGAGGCGTTTACGGCTGGCAATTACTGGTCTAGTACTGAAAAATTAAGTTTGTACGCATGGAGGCAAAACTTCAGTAACGGCTATCAGGGCTACAGCGGTAAGAGTACTACGTTAAGTGTCCGCGCCGTTCGCCGCGTAGCAGTTTAAGGAAACGTATGCCTAATTTTTCTGGAATATGGACAGTTACTCAGCAGATGCAAGCTATTGGTCAAAGCATTTGGCCCGCAGTGCCGGGTGCGCCTACGATTGGTACTGCTACAGCTACAGGTGATACTACAGCCACAGTTGCTTTTACTGCTGGAAGTACGGGCTATCCCTCAACCGTTACATTTACAGCAACATCCAGCCCCGGCGGGCTTACTGGTACGGGTACATCTCCTATTACAGTAACAGGTTTAACAGCAGTCACGGCATACACATTTACAGTCACTGCCACTAATGCAACAGGAACCAGCCCAGCAAGTGCGGCAAGTAATTCAATTACAACGCTCCCCGCCGCAATTGGCGCTGCTTTCGGTGGTGGATTTTTTGCAGGACAAATCTCAACTGCTGGCAATGGGGTAGCTGATTACAACTTGGTTGTTGGGCCTGTTGCGTCTGCACAAAATACAAGCAAGCAATATAAAAATGCAAACACAGCTACTGCGGGTGCTGATAGCGTGATAGATGGGCCACAAAACACAGCAGATATTGTTGCTGATGGGAACTCAACAGTTTACCCAGCAGGTCACTTCTGCAATAACTTAGTGATTGGCGGGTTTAGTGATTGGTACATGCCTGCAAAAAATGAGTTGGAAGTTTGTTATTACAATTTAAAACCCACCACACAGAACAACATTACATCTTCGGGCATAAATGCAAATGCAGTTCCTGCTAGAGCTAGTAATTACACATCTGGTAATCCTGCTCAAACTACTTCAGCAGCTTTTAAAAGTACAGGCGCAGAAGATTTCACAAATGCTAATACATATTGGTCTAGTACTGAGAATTCTGCTTCAGAAGCATGGAGCGCGTATTTTGGTAACGGCAGTCAGGGTATTAGCACTAAGGACGATTCAAAATATGTCCGTGCCATTCGCCGTGTTGCAGTTTAAGGAACAGCCATGAGCATTAAACAATATCCCGGCGGCATCATTACCAAGAATCCAACAGCCCCGACAACCGCAGCGGCTAAAGGTATCTGGACGCTTGACCAAGTATCAAACTATGTGAAGCAAGGCATCTGGCCCCGTAGCCCCGGCGCTCCTACAATTGGCACTGCTACGGCGGTTACTTTTTCAACTGCTACTGTTGCGTTTACAGCACCTGCCGACCTTGGTACAGGGGCAATTACATTTACAGCTACATCAAGCCCTGCTGGTGGAACGGGTACAGGCACATCGCCTATTACAGTCAGTGGGCTGTCTGAGCTTACTTCTTATACATTTACCGTTACCGCCTCAACGCCGGGAGGCACTGGGCCAGCTAGTGCGGCCAGTAATAGCATTACAACTCCAGCAGACGTCCCAACAGTTATCGGGCAGGCATTTGGTGGTGGTTTTTATGCAGGCCAAATAGGTGTAGCTAGCGTAGCTACGCATTATTTAATAACTGCACCTTTATCAGCGGGCCAATCTTCTCTTAAATGGAAAAATACTCAAAGTGCAACCGCAGGCGCGGATAGCACTATCAATGGCCCACAGAACACTGCGGACATGGTGGCGGACGGAAACTCAACTGTTTACCCTTGCGCTCACTTTTGTAATGATCTTTCTACAGGTGGACAAACAGATTGGTATATGCCAGCCGAAAATGAACTGGAAGTCTGCTACTACAATTTAAAACCTTCAACAGCACAAAACGACACAAATACCGGAATAAACCCTAACGCTGTCCCCGCAAGAGCATCTAATTATACTACTGGTACTCCTGCTCAAACTTCAGCAGCAGCTTTCCAAACAGGGGGCGCACAAGCGTTTACTGTTAGCGGATACTGGGCGAGTACGGAAGTTTCGTCAGTAAACGCAGTTAGTAAAACCTTTGCCAATGGCGTCAGGTCTCCATACCGTAAGGACTATATTTATTTAGTTCGTGCTGTTCGCCGAGTTGCAGTTTAATTTTTAAGGAGAATCACAATGTACATTTGCATAACAGAAGTAGACGCAGTAACCAAAATAGTCTGCACAGCCGAGCCACAACGCACAGGGCCATCAATGCCAGCTATCAAAGGCTGGACTCATCTATGGCACGACAGTTCAACATGGCCTGTATCCACAGCTTCTGACGGCACATATCTGAGAGCGCCAAGATACTACGGCACTTGCGATGATGATGCCGACACTACCATTGCTGGTGTATTACAAGTATTGACTGAAGCAGAGTACACCGCCGCAAGAACCGCAGAACATGAAGCCCGTAGACCTTATCCGTCTTGGATTGGCTACTTGGACACGATGACTTGGGCTGCACCTATAGCAAGGCCAGCAGATGCTGTTATCAATGGTGGCAATGTACGCTACCAATGGGACGAAGCTACAGTTAACTGGGTTGCTCAGACTCCAGCAGTATGAAAGAGTTTTTCTTTATCTCAGGCTTGCCGAGGTCGGGTTCAACGCTGCTGTCAGCAATTTTGCGGCAGAACCCCGAGTTCTACGCGGACATCTCATCTCCCGTGCAAGGCTTAATCACATCGACCATCAATGTCATCACGGGCAGTGAGAGCAACCACCTGATTGATGAAGACAGACGCAAGCACATCCTCAAGTCTATTTTTAATGCGTTCTACGAGGCAGTCACGCCAAACACTGTGTTTGACACCAGCAGAGGCTGGACTGCCAAGACATCACTGCTGAAAGACCTTTACCCACAGACCAAGATCATTTGCTGTGTGCGTGACTTGCCTTGGATACTGGACAGCTTTGAGCGCATTTCGGCCAAGAACTCCCTGTACGGCGCAGCCCTGACAGATGACGAAGCGCGGCAGACAGTCACCACAAGGTGCGATGCCTTGATGGATGTGAAAAAAGAAGGCCAAGTGGTCAAGCCCTACTATTTTTTAGAAGAAGGCTTGCTGCTAAACCCTGACATGATTATGCTGGTGGAATACGAGTCTTTGTGCAAGAAGCCTGAGAGCGTGATGCGTGAGATTTACAGCTTCATTGGTAAGCAGTACTTTGACCACGACTTCAAAAACGTGGAGTACGAGAACGAAGTCTTTGACAAAGCCCTGAACATGAAAAGCCTGCACACGGTCAGGAAAGAAGTGACTTGGCAAGAGCGCCCGTCCATCCTGCCTAAGTCAGTGTGGGAAAAATATGCTGGTAAAGATTTCTGGCGCACACCAGCACCAGACTTTGCGGTCAAAACTCTGTACAAGGTCAAATGATGAAAAAAATATTGATTATGGGCCTGCCCGGTTCGGGCAAAACGTTTCTCGCTACGGCGCTGAAGAAGTACCTTGAAGAAAACGGCGATTTAATGAAAGTTAATCCTCAACGTGTTCTGTCTTATGAGGGAATCCCGGGGCCTGAATTCTTTAAGGTAACAGTTGATTGGTTCAACGCAGACGAAATCCGCAAACGCTTTAACGATTGGGACTTCTCCAAAGAAGGCCGCATTCGCCAGTCCCTGCGCATGGCAGAGTTTGCGCTGAAGTCAACAGGCGACTATGTAATTTGTGACTTTGTTGCTCCCCTTGTTGAGATGCGTAACAACTTCAAAGCAGACTGGACTGTTTGGATGGACACCATCGACCAAGGCAGGTTTGATGACACCAACAAGGCCTTTGTACCGCCTGAGCAGTATGACTTTAGGGTAACGGAACAAAACGCCGAAAAGTGGGCTGAGTTCATTGGTAACCACATCCTAGAGAACCGCCGCCGCCCTACATTTGATTGGAAAAAAGAAACCGTGCAGATGCTAGGCCGCTGGCAACCGTGGCATTTGGGCCACCGTGCGTTGTTTGACCGGGCTGTTGCTAAAACGGGTCAAGTGGTTATACAGATAAGAGATTGTCAAGGTTGGAACGGCTCAAACCCCTTTGCGGCCAATCAAGTTAAAGACCTGATTAAGCGCGACCTAGACCCTCTGTACCAAGGACAGTACGAGATACAGCTTGTGCCTAATGTAACTAATATCACATACGGCAGGGACGTTGGTTACAAGATTGAGCAAGAAGTGTTTGACGATGCAATTCACGCTATTTCCGCAACCAAGATACGCAAGCAAATGGGCGTATAGGCGTAAAAATGATCGACCCCTTCACCGCTCTTGCGGCAATCCAAACAGCCGTTAAGCTGGTCAAGACTGCTGCCCAGACGGTCAAGGATGTGGAGTCGCTCGGCCCTGTACTGGGTAAGTTTTTCAGCGCCAAGTCAGACGCCATCAAGGTTGTTCAGCAGTCCAAAACCGGCGGCTTCAAGGGCAGTGCAATGGGCAAAGCCATCGAGCTTGAGCTTGCCATCGAGTCAGCCAGAGCGTTTGAGGAAGAAATCAAGATGCTCTTCTTCCAAAGCAACAAGATGGACGTGTGGGCCAAGATTCTGGCCCGTGCTGCAAGTATCGACAAAGAAGCCGCACATGACGCCAGACGCCAGCGCGAGGCGGCTGCAAGGCACAAGAAAGAGATGGACGAGATCATCACCCTTGTCCTGATGTTTGTGGTTCTGGCTATGGTCTGCGGTGGTGTCGGCTGGATCATCTACAAAGCTGTGCAAGAGTGCGGCGGCAAATGTTAAAAAGGTAAACCATGTTCCCCCTCGCAGCACTCTTTGAAGTCGGCGGCAAGCTCATCGACAAACTGATTCCCGATCCCGAAGCCAAGGCCAAGGCCCAAATGGAATTGGGGAAGATGGTTCAAGACGGCGAACTCGCCAAGATGGCGAACGACACCAAGCTGTACGAAGTCGAGCAGGAGAACATCACAGACCGCTGGCGCTCGGACATGGGCAGTGACTCATGGCTGTCCAAGAACATCCGCCCAATGGCCCTAATCGCTATCTTTATCGCCTTCTTCCTGTTCACGATGATGTCTGCGTTTGGCTACAACGCGCAGGAGTCCTACGTCCAACTGCTGGGCCAGTGGGGGCAGATCATCTTCCTTGCCTACTTTGGCGGACGCACAGTCGAGAAGTTGGCTGACATGAAAATGGGGAAAAAATGAACCTTACAGAACACTTCACGCTGGAAGAACTGACTGCTACCAGCCATAGGCAGTTTGACAATACACCCAACGATGCAGAACTGGCAAACCTTTTGCGGTTGGCCGAGTTTTTGGAGCAGGTAAAAACGACTTTGGGTGGCAAGCCAATCATGGTGAACTCCGGGTTCCGGTCAAAACAAGTCAACGACAGCGTTGGTTCCAAAGATACAAGCCAGCACCGTATTGGTTGCGCGGCAGATATTCGTGTCCCCGGAATGACCCCTGATGCAGTGGTCAAAGCCGTGATTGCTGCTGGTTTACCCTATGACCAAATCATCCGTGAGTTTGATGCTTGGACGCATATCAGTGTGACAAACACACCAGAGGGAACCCCACGTAAACAGGCGCTTATCATTGACCGGCAGGGCGCTCGACCTTTTGCCTAATTCATGGGAAAATGAGATATGCCGTTACAAAAATTCTTGTTTAAGCCCGGTGTTAACCGGGAAAATACGCGATACACAACCGAGGGTGGTTGGTATGAGTGCGACAAGATTCGTTTTCGTCAAGGCAACCCCGAGAAGATTGGTGGGTGGACTACGTTTGCAGCGGGCGTGTTTCTTGGCACGTGCCGTTCATTGTGGAACTGGATTACTCTCGCGGCGCTAAATCTAGTGGGTGTTGGGACAAACCTCAAGTTCTACATCATGAGCGGCGGTCTGTACTATGACATTACTCCCATCCGCAAAACAATCACGCTGACCAACCCGTTCACGGCTACCAATGGTTCAGCCGTT